ATGATTGTACAATTTTTTCAAAGTTAGATTCAAAGTTATCTAGCTTTAATGCTTTACGTTGATCTTCACTAAGACCTTTAGGTGCAGCCTGTAATATATCTGCAAGACTAGGTTCAAGATTACCTAAGAACTCTTTAAACTCATCAAATACATAAATAGGTAAATCTTCTCCCATAACTTTAGTAGGTGAGGGAGGCATAGTCTTTTGATTGAATGTATCAGGACAACGTAAGATGCGTGCTAGATCAGCGGTGACTACAGGGTCTATGTTTAAACCATGCGTTAAGCAAAAGTCTTTAAATTTTTCTGCGTAAGGTTTCCATTCGGTCGCGGGAATATCTCTGTCAAAAAGCCAATAAGAATGGATACCAGTTCCCGAGTCTACCTTAACAGGAGGGGGAAGATTATGTTCTAGTACGAATTGGTCAATCGCTTGGACTGCTTCGTCTTTTGAGTTATAGCCCTTACCATCGCCTACATCAAGATCAACAAAGAACGACCTAACAGACTTGGCTTCATCAGCCTTACGACTGTACCCATTAAATGAACTAAGTGCAACAAATATATTAGTAGGTGTATTCTTCTTTGACTCAATAAATTCTGCGAGCTCGTCAACATTTTCTACGAATTTATGTTTAGTTATCTTAGCTATCGGATCAATCGTAGCTACACAGTAAACGCCTGTAGATGGCAGTGCTTTCTTATAAAATTCTTTCATCATTTGCAGTTTCCTAAATTTTTAGTCAACAGTATCCCGCCGCATAAATTTATGCGTTTTTCTAATTACCACTAGGGAGGATTCTATTCTACTACGTTTTTATAGTTTGTCGATCACTTTAGTATCAATAAATATTTTTGCATCAACAGTACTTGACACGGGCAATTCTCCTGCCTCTAAATATGTATCAATAATCTCCATAAACTTTTCAATCTTATCAATATTCTTTTCTCGTACAGGTTTTCCCCTGAACCAATTATGAATTGACTGACGAGCCACACCTAATGAATCTGCAATCATACCAGGTGGCAAGTTGGCTTTTACACACTGCTTACCAAACTGCACACCCAGTCTTTTCGCATTAAGGCTATTTAAACTCAGTAAGAACTTTTCACTATAACACTTAGCCATGATTATCCTTAAGTTTTAACTGACCATTTTTTAACAATGCTACTTACATCATTTGGTTTTTGTATAGGTGCAGGTTCAGCTCTTAATGTAGGTTGCTCTACTACCACGTCTGACTGTACGTCACTTGCTGTCTGAGGTGTTGCAACAGGTTGAGCTTGTGGAGCCGCCGCTTGTGGTGCAGGTGCTTCGCCTTCTTCTTTAGGTTTATATACAGTTAACTTAATATAGTTATCAGCTGTTTGAGACTTAGCTTGTTTTTCTACATCAACTAATTGCTCAGGTGTTAATACACCAACAGGCGAGAATAATAGTTTAGGTGTAGGTGACTTAGTATCAAACTGCATCTTAGTAATGATCTTACTTGCGCCAATATTATTATTAGCTAACATTTGTACATAAGGTCTGAAACCCCACTTACCATTATCTTCTTTTTGCCAACATGATGTTGAGGGTAATACTAATTGATAGATGTCATTACTTGGATCGCCCGGTACTGTAACCGCTGTTCTCCATGATAAACGACATGCTGAACCATTACCTGCTACAGAGTTCTTAACGCTATATGGACATTGGTCACATGAACTTGCTGGAGGATTTGGCACATCAGCATCAGGCGTACGAGAATCACTTGACCAACATGAAGGTACAATCTTTTCGCCATCTTTATAGGATGATGCGTAATACATTCTTGATGCGTTGTGAGCCATACGGATAAAGACTACATTCATTGATCGGTCTTCAATCGTACCAACTTCTTCACCACCTGCATATTTACGGAAGACTCCGCCTTTAATAGAGATACGTTTAGTGACGTTGTTGCCACCACCACCAGCTACCGCTAGTGTATCTGCGTCTAACCCTGTTTGAAGTAGGGCTGGGTTTTGTTGCATTAATATTGCTAATTCGTTACTCATAATTTACTCCTTAAGTTTTACTAGGTTTCTTAACTACAATACTATATTCTCTAAAAGAACTAACTCCTGGAGGCATACCTTCACCTTCATGTGTAGTTAAATATTCTTTTAAGTTAGTGTTATGTAATCGTTGTTGCATTAACTCAATCAATCCGTTTTCCATGATGAATGATTTAAGGCCGTCCCAATCACTACATATATAACTTTCTCTTAATGTTTTAACTACTGTACCCGCGCCTGTACGTATTGTCTCGGCGTTCATTTCATTGCACTGCTCTAATAACACTTGTTCTAATTGCGCTTGTTCTGCTTTTAGCTCAGCGTCTTTTAGTTCAAACTCTCTTGCTATGTTCTCACGTTGACCACGTATTGTCAAGTAAGCTTGTACAATCTCATCTAGCTTAATCTGTTCACTCATGACTCTAATTCCTCTCTATATAAATCAACTAGTTTAGTATGTAAATCTACTTTGCCTTGCAACATCTTATAAATTCTTTTCTCTACATCTGATCCTTCCAAATGAACAACTGTCATTTTATTCTTCTGACCTACACGATCCATACGGGCAACACATTGTAGGTAAGTTTCAACTCCCATTACAGGCGACCAAAAGACTATGGTATCTGCTCTAGTTAGCGTCACTCCGTGAGAAGCGGCTTGTGGTTGAATGACTAATACACGAGGATCGTCCATATTTTGAAAGCGTTGAATGATGTGCGCTCTGTCTGTGGCTGATACTTCCCCGTTAATAACTTCGTTTGATATATCTTGTTTAGTTAAGTATTGAGATACAACTCGTATCGTGTGTCGGTAAGGTACAAATACTAATATCTTATTCGTAGTCTCTGCAATCACTTCACTCAACGCGGATAGACGAGGTGAAATATCAAACTCAATAACTTCTTTTTTATCTGTGTATACTGCACCTCCTGATATTTGTAATAGCTTATTAAGGTTGGCCGCGGCATTTACAGCACTGACTGATTCACCAGCGGTTTCAATTAACATCTGTTCTTTTAATTGCTTATAATATTTCTGTACTTGGATTGTGAGTGGTACATCGCGTGTCTGATACATAACATCAGGTAAATCTAAACATTCATTCTTTGCAAATCGTATTGCAGGTTGTAGTGCTTTGAATACTTCATCTTTAGCATTATGTTTTGGTATCCATTTAAACCTTGTAATCTGTTGCATTACTTTATCTCGCCACGCCACGCTAAATTTAGGAACTCTCTGCGGGCAGACAAGTTTAGCTAGGCCATAAGCATCGACTGGTGATTGAGCCGCGGGTGTACCTGTCATCATCCATAATTTAGTTTCAGGTTTAAGAACCTTTGATAAGGTTTTCCATCGAGCCGTTGAAGGACTCTTGTATGCGTTAGCTTCATCAATCACTACTAAATCAAATCCGCCTTTAATGATTGCATCTTTAACAATAGCTACACCATCATAATTAATAATAACAAACTCATATTCACCATTAATAATCTTTTCTCTTTTAGTTGAAGTGCCATGAGCGATACCCACTGACCTATGCATACACGTATTAAAGACATCGCCTTGCCAAGCTGAATACATAATAGATAAAGGACATATAATAAGAACGCGTTTAACTTTGCCTTGCTTCATTAAGTAATCTGCAGACCAAAGTACTGACGAAGTTTTACCTGTACCAGCTTCATTAAAACAAAAGGCGCGGTGATTAATAGATAAGAACTCTGATGTAATACGTTGGTGATCAAAAGGTTTATAGATACCCGGCCAATCATAATCACGAACAATAGGCGATGGTAGGTTATTACGAAATGAAATAAGTTGATTAAGGCGGGTCATCTCATCAACACCCCAGAATACAACAAGGTCTGTGAGATTGCCTTTATGTTCTATCACTTCACACTTTTCAATATTGCTTGTGATGTGAGAAACAATGTGCTCAGGCACGGTAAGTTTAACTGCGGTATTATCTATGATTTCCATTTAACTAAGACTCGTGGTCGCTATTCATTAACTAAGAATGAGCAATTTAGCACGCTCATTAAGTGCTGTCAAGTATTACTTTACTTCTTTTTACGTTCTTTAGTACTAACTTCTGATACTAATTTATGTTGCGAATTTCTTTTGAATGATCTGTTAGCTGACACAGATTCAACGCGTAAACCATCTTTGTTTGAACCGCCTTTAGATAAGGCTTTAACATGGGCTACATCTTTACCCTTACGAGCAACACCTTCTTTATCTAGCTTACGACGTGCACGTTGTCTTTCCATGCGAGCTTCGTGTTCACCACGTTTGATCTCCATGTCGTATTCGTGCTTGTAGGGTCTAGGTTTTTTTGTGTAAGGCATACAATATTATATCATGTTCTATTAAATTCACAGGTCTTGACAGGGCAGAATTTACATAGGGGCGTAGAGTTTGCAACCCATGTATTAGTTTCATACGAGTTGTCAAGCCTTGTTAAAGATACTGTAAATTTACCCCATGAGCTTTCTATATCTTCGCGTTTATATTCTTCTGTAATAAATGTATTGTGCATTACAAATAATAATCCCGCTTTAATTTTATTTACCTGAGGGAAGTGAGCAAAGGTCATAAGAGACATCAAGCGTA